GAGCAAGGTGTCTACAAAGACGTTGAGATTGGTATTGCACCGTCTGACATCGACTTGGAACCAGACGCAGAGCTTAGCGTATACCCTGAGAACAAAGTTCGTTTGACTCGTTACTATGGTCTGGTTCCTACTTATTTACTACGTGATGCCGGTGAAGAGATCCCTGATGATCATGATTCACAATACATCGAGGCAGTCGTTGTAATCGCCAATGGCGGGACTTTGTTAAAAGCTAAGGTATCACCATACATGATGCAAGATCGTCCCGTAGTGGCGTTCTCATGGGATGTGGTGCCCTCTCGTTTCTGGGGTCGAGGCGTCTGTGAGAAGGGTTATAACTCTCAAAAGGCACTTGATGCTGAGATTCGTGCTCGTATTGATGCTCTAGCACTTACAGTACACCCAATGATGGCAATGGATGCTACTCGTGTACCTCGTGGTACTAAGCCAGAAGTACGTCCGGGTAAAATCTTGTTGACCAATGGTGACCCTAAAGAGGTTCTGAATCCATTTAACTTTGGTAATGTTAGTCAGATTACTTTCAATCAGGCTGCAGCACTACAACAGATGGTACAGCAGTCTACTGGAGCTGTAGATTCTACTGGTGTTACAGGTTCAATTAACGGTGAAGCAACTGCAGCGGGCATTTCAATGTCCCTCGGTGCCATTATTAAGCGTCACAAGCGTACTTTGATTAATTTCCAAGAGAATTTCTTGATTCCTTTCGTTGAAAAAGCAGCTTGGCGTTATATGCAGTTTGAACCTGAGTCATATCCAGTAAAAGATTACAAGTTTAATGCAACATCTACACTCGGAATCATTGCTCGTGAGTACGAAGTTACTCAGTTAGTACAATTACTACAGACTATGGGTCAAGATTCTCCTCTCTACGCTACTTTGGTACAGTCAGTTATCGACAATATGAACCTAAGTAACCGTGAGGAACTCATTGCTCGTATTCAACAGGCATCTCAGCCTAATCCACAAGAAGAACAAGTCAAGATGGAGCAACTACGCTCTGAATTGGCATTCCAAGCAGCACAAACTAACTTGTTGAACTCACAATCACAAGAATCTCAAGCACGTGCGGTTAAATACAACGCAGAAGTAGAAGCAATTCCTGCCGAAATGGAGCTAGATCTGATGAAAATTGCTAGTAACTCACTAGACGACTCAGATAAGGACTTCCAACGTCGCGTAGAGATTGCCAAACTACTATTACAAGAGGAAAAGGACAATGGTCGTAAGCCAGAAACAATTACAGGACGTAATCAACCAGTACAATGAGATTTTAGAGCGAATTGAGGCTAGATTAGCCGCTTTAGAGGCACCTAAGCCTACTAAGACAGCTCCTAAGAAAGCTACCTCTTGATTTTTACACCAAAATATGTTATAATAAGAGCATATGTAATCACAAGGAATCTATAGTGACTGAAGAACAAGAGTATGAAGCTCTAAAAGATATGTTTATGACTGAAGGGTGGAAACTCTTCATGAATTATCTACAATCAGACGCAGACGTTATAGCTAACTGCCGTTACCTTAAAGACGAGAAAGAATTATACTTTACTCGTGGTAAATTGGCAATCTTAGACGACCTGCTAAATTTTGAATCTAAACTGGATGCTATCCAAGATGAAGCATCTGAATGATTTTAAGTGTGACACCTGTGGTCACATTGAAGAACGATTCTTAGACTCCTCTACCACAGAAACTGGGTGCGGTAACTGTGGCGGAGTCTCAAGAAAAGTACTATCTCCTCCTAACTTTTTTGACGATTTTCGTAACCCACGAAACCCAAATACGGTCAAGCGTTGGGCTAAACAAAGAGAGAAGGCGATAGCGAAAGAACGGAAAGCCACAGAAGGCTAACTCCATGTAATTTTAACTCCATAATACCAGAGGTACGGAGGTTTAGTAATGGCAGCGACCATCATTGATACAGAAGAGCGTCAGGACGACGACACACAATTTGACTCATTGGAACCTGTAGAGGAAATAGAGGCACAGCCAGAAGCTCCTGTAGAGGCATCCCAAGAGGAAACCGAAGACGAGATACCCGATAAGTATCAAGGCAAATCTGTTGCAGAAATTGTAAGAATGCATCAGGAAGCTGAGAAACTTCTAGGGCGACAGTCGTCAGAAGTAGGCGAATTGCGTAAAGTCGTGGATAGTTATATTCAGACACAACTCTCGAATGAAGCACCTGAGATCGAAGAAGAGATCGATTTCTTTGATGACCCTCAAAAGGCAGTAAGTAAGGCTATTGAGAATCATCCTAAGATCAAAGAAGCTGAAGCTATGTCTGCACAATATCGTCAGGCAGAAACTTTAAACAAACTCCAAAAGGAATATCCTGACTTCATTCAAACAGTTCAGGACGCTAAGTTTCAAGATTGGATTAAAGCTTCTAAGATCCGTACTCAATTGTATATGCAAGCAGATCAACAGTTCGACTATGATGCTGCTACAGAACTCTTAAGTACATGGAATGATCGTCAAGCTACAGTTAAGAACACTGTTGAGGCTGAGAAACAATCACGTAAGAACGCTGTAAAGGAAGCTTCTACGGGTAACATTCGAGGCACTGGGGAGACTTCT